AGTATATTGTTGTCGTAGTATACAGTTTGTCCTACTTTGGTTGTGCCTACACTAACAACAGCAATGTCTGTGGAAAACTTAGCAATTGCACCGCTAGTTGTGAGAGTTTGGGCTGTCTGACTTGGGATTCCTACAGGCATTTTTAGTCCTCAATAACTTCCATAAGTTCAAACTCTGAATCAAACTCAAGGAATCTTGCTGGTTGTAATGAAAAGTTTGGTTTCTCTAACATTTTAACTTGCCATCTAACATCTGTGCCTGCAACTATGTTAGCATTTGCAATAGTGTAACCGTTTTGTGCTATAATACCTCTGCTTAGTGGCACTAATGCTACTGTGCCTGTGCCTACAACACCTACTTGCACATCTTCTGTGACTGTGTAAGGATATTTGTAACCATTTGAGAACTGTATGTAGTCACCTTGCTTAAACAAATAATCTGTGGGAGATGTTCCTGTTAATGATGCTGTGTCTAAGAACAGTATTGTGCCTGCAAAATCATCTACAGTTAATAAGTCTAAATTTGCTTGACTTAGATCACCTTGATATTCTGTGATCCAACTTAGTCCACTATTGGTTGCACCAATGTCTATGACTTCTGCAAACACTTTGTCTAATCTATTGATTTGTTCTAGCAATGCTCTTGCTTGTTGATATTTTTGCATAGGTGCAAACTTAACAGTAAACTTGAAAGGTTGTGCTGTTGCAATAACATTTGTTCTCAGTCTACCTGATCTACTCACAGTGCTACCTGCCAATTTGTTTCTGGCTATGTTTATTGTTTCTGATCTGTCTATAATATTTTGTAAACTCATATCTGTATATCCTTATCTTGGCACTCGTCTAGCACCTGCTTGGCTAACATTGTAAATAAATTCTGGGTCTCTGGCAACTAACTGTTTGAAACTTTGTGCATCTGTTGCATTGATGTTGTATGTGACATTGGTAACACCACCGCCACCTTGTCCACCACCTGCAAAGTTAGGAATGATACTTCCTGATTGACTTGGCATAAACAGTTCTGGTCCATTCTCACCTACCACTGACATTTTGTTTCCTGGTATGTAACCACCATCAGCAAAGCCAAATAAACTTTTAACTAAGTCTTTACCTTTGTCTACAACTGCACCTACAACTGAGCCAACGATGCTTCCGCCACCACCGCCTCCGGATGATGAACCACCGCCACCGCCTCCTCCGCCTGAGGATACTCTGCCCATTGTGCCGCCACCACTTGATGCTGTGCTGTTACCAAACACTGCTTCATCTAAAAACTCCAAGAACTTTTGTGTAATTCTATCTGCTAAGAATCTAGCAATAACTGATTTCATGTTGTCTATGAGATCACTAAAACTTAATTTACCTGTCATTGCAAAGTCATACAGTGCATCACTCATGCCAGATGCAAAAGTGTTAAACACATCAGCACCTAACTTGGCATTGTTTGTTGCTTCATCACTGAACTCTGCAAAAGCCTCACGCCAACCAAATGCAAAACTTCTTTGATACTCTGCGTTTGCTCTAGCAACTTCTTCAATGGCTGCTCTTTCTATTTCGTGTGCGGCTCTTAGATCTTCTATCTTCTTGGCTACTTGATCCGCTTCTGCCTGAGCATTATTTGCTCTTAAGTCTGCTTCTGCGGCTTGTAGTTTAGCAATGTCATTGGCAGCCATTTTATTGAAATCATATAATTCTTCTGCAACTGCTCTTTCAACACCATATAAACCAGTGAGTGCTCTTATTTGCTCACCTTCCATTTCCAATTGTTGTGTATAATTGTCAGCGCCTGCTACTGCTTCTAGATAATATTCATTTGCAGCATCTAATGTTCTTTTTATTTCATCTTGTTTTTTCTTTTCTGCTTCAATTATTGCATCAGCGGCGGCCTGTGCGGCATCTTTCTCTTCTTCTCTTTTTCTTACCAGTGCTTCAATGGCATCTAACTGTTCTTTACTGAGTTTTGCAAGTGTTACACCGGCTGCTTTAGCGGCTTTTTCTTGTTCTTCAAGTATTTTCTTGTCTAAAGCCCTTTCTTTTGATGTTTTTTCTAATTCAATACCACTATCTTTCAAGTTTTTGATGTAATCATCAATTGCTTTGTTGAGATCTTCTGTTGCATCTACATTTTCATCAATATTATCAGTGGCTTTGTCTGTTTTTTTGTTTAGATCGTCTGTTGCATCTGCTTGATTTTGTATTTCAGTGCTTGTTCTTGCTGTTACAACACTTAATTCCTGTTCCGCCAGTGCTAATTTGTCTAATGTTGCAGTAAATGGTTTAAGAGTTCCGCTATCAGCATTGTCCATGTCCTGCATTGTGTCATTGAATGCTTCTTGGAATGCTTCTGTGGCGTTAAATGGATCTTTTAATGCGGCAGCAATACCTGCACCTACTGCAACTGCTGTTTTCTTAAAGTCACTGAATGCTTCTGTGACAGCAAATATAGCACCACCTAATCCATCTAGCAATGACATTGTTAATTGGACAACACCAAGTCTAACTAATCTAATTGCTTCTCGCCCTGCAAACTTAACATCGTCCCAGTGTGCAATTATGAGTGCTACTGCGGCGGCTAGTGCCACAACAGCGGCTATAACAGGGTTGAAACTACTTGCTACTGTTGCGGCTACTACTGCTATTTTGTATGCACCCCAAGCGGCAATCAACACGCCTAAGCCTGTTGCAAGTGGTTCAATGTTGTCTACCACAAACTGTAAGCCATCGCCTACAAGTTCGCCTAGTGCTACTACTGCATCTTCATTGGCAGTGATAAAGTCTGTTAATTGAGTTGTTATTTGATTTAGTGCTGGAGCAAAGCCTTGTCCGAATGTGTCTTGTGCATTTGTAGCGGCAATGCCAAAGTTACTCATTGCAACAGATAAGTTCTTTAACCTATCTTGTGTTGCACCACCAAATTCTTTGTTGAGACCTTTTGTAAGTGCATCAGTGATCTTCTTAGCACCATCTGCTGTCTTACCGAACTCAGCAACTTCTAATCTTGTGAGTCCTAATTGTTCTTCTAGTATTTTGAATACAGGCACACCACGGTCTGCTAGCCTGTTAAGTTCTTCTAAACCTAAACCACCTGACACTGTTCTACTAAACAGATCTGTGATTGCTTCTAATGAACCTAACTGGTCTGTGGTAACAGCCGCAGTGTCAGTGAATGTGGTTAACAGTGCCTGTGTTGGTTCAATACCTGCTGTTTTTAATTTTATATATGTGTTGGTTAATTCTTCAACACCAAACTGAGTTGTGGTAGCAAACTTTGATATATCTTTGAATGCATCTGCACCGCCCTTGACTGAGCCTGTAACTGATGTGAGAGTTGTTCTTAAGTCTTCGAATCGTGCTGTTGTTTGCACAATACCTTTGAATGCAAATGCTGTTGCACCAACAGCGGCCATTGCTTTTAGTCCTATACCTAAACCATCGGCACTTTTCTTCATGCCTTTTACACTGTTTTCGCTCTTGGCTAAGTTCTTATCAAACTTTGAAGTGTCTAGTTCTAAAAATACTTTTATATTCTTGGCCATTATAGTTTCCCTACCTGCTGATTGATTATTTTAGTCAATTGTGCTATAGTGGGATCACTCATTCCGTCTGGTGCTTGTCTACTCCAACCCTCATCCAATCTACCTGCATAACCATAATTTGCTTCTATGGTTGTGCCTTTGGTTTTGGTATTGTTTCTAGCATTTCCAGTGTCCTTTGGAGTGATACGCTTGAAGTATGCGCCAGCCTTTTTAACACTGTCTGGTGCTAACTTATCTAACTGTTTAGTTAGTTTGTCGAACTGTTTTGTATCTACTCTCATTTGTTTCTCACACGATCCATTCTTTCTGCTAAGTCTTCTTGACTATAATCTTGGGTGTCTACCACACCTTTTGATTTCTTCTCTTGATGGTTCTTGTAACTAACTGCTACATCAAACACTATCAAGTCTACTGTTGAAGCATCTCGCAATACTTCTGTGGGTAACTTCCCATATCGTTGTGCCATTGCATCAACAGTGAGACTCATTACAAGACCTGGATCGTTTTCGTCAACGCCGGTGCTGCTTACTTTCCCAGGGTCTCAATGACCTTTGTTAATGCTCTCATAGCAATATCACTTGGAAGAGTATTCTCTCCTTCCATAACAAGATTGCCTTTTTCATCTAGAATCATTTCTTTGGCTAGGTTCATTACCACGCCTGTGTCTCCACCATTCTGTGCCATAGCAACATACTTTTCTAGTGGTTGACGATCCCATACCCAAAACTCGATTTCTTCACCATACTTGGTGACTAATTCTTCATCGTCTAGAATAATTTTGGTTAGTTGGGGTTTTGCTGTTAGTTCTGTGATCTTCATTTATTTCTCCATATCTTTATTTAAATGTCTTTTTTTAAGCGAGTGTAATCCTGAGATTGTGAAACTCAGTCTGTTTGCCGCCTTTGTCATATCTGCATTTGCACATTTTAATTCATTTTGTGCTTTTGCTAATTCTTGTTCAATACTCTTCAGAATCTCTTCCGTCGAATGATTTTCCCATATCTGCATGTTCTTCTTCCTGTATATCTATATCTATATTTACCTGCTCTTCCACAATAGGTGCTGGTTTGGGTTGTGCTTTAGGAGCACCACCTGATAGCAATTTGCGGAATTCAGATCCTTTAATCTTTTTGCCTTCCCAAGTAAAGTTTTCACTCATTTTGTGAGTCTCACTCCATTTCTCGAAACGGTCTTTTATTGATTGTTTAATCATTGTTTTCTCCTAAAAGAAAGTAGTGGGGTTGCCCCCACTACTCTGCATAGTCACTGTTTAAGAAACAGTTGCTATTGTGTAGTCTTGATCTACTTCAACTGTGACTGGTGTGATCCATAAAGGTGAATCAGGATTTACTGTTGGTGCTAAACCAGCAATATAACCTACGCCTTGCATGTATCTACTTGTTGAGTCAGTTCCATTAAAGTATGCTCTAAAACCAATTTTAGTCTTATTAGCACTAGTGTTAACAATTCCGTTAGTTACGATATCGCCTGCACCTGCCGCGTTACCAAAGAATGAAGTATCGTCAACGATAGCATTCAATGACAACTGGTTAGTTGCTGGTGTAGTAACAACACTTTCAGAACCAGAATCTAGAGTTTTAAATCTAAATGTTCCTGTTGAGTTGTTAATTGTAATATCTTGCATAAAAGGAACAGTCAAAACATTAGCCGCAGTTTCGTCGAAAGTATCTGCGTCACCTGAGACATTAAAGATCTCTAGCACTGCTTCATTTCCGGCTGCTGTATTAATATAAGCCATTATATTTCTCCTATTGTTTTATAATTTTAAAAAATTATACTCGAAAGTATAAATTATTCTGTCGTCATCAATTTCTGTTTCGACATCACTGTTCACATCAATTACATTGCTAATTGCTGTTCTAGCAATTAACACATTGGCGATCACAGTTTCAATGTCTGAGGGTTGGTTCTTAGCATCTGTTACCAAGTAAGCATTTACTGTGGTTTCTGTTTGCATTATTTTGTCAGCACTGAGAACTGGAATGTGTATGCTAACTTCTTGTTGATCCTCATCTACATAAAGTGTCTTCATGTTCTTCTCGTAAAGAGGAAGACCAGCACTGTCAAACGGTAACTCTGAACTAACAGAATATGCCGTGTGTGCTGATAGATTGGTGTTCAACTGAGTTAACAGTTCATCCCTAATGCTCATTACCTAACTCTCGCAATGCTTCTAGGACGCCTTGTGCGACGATGTTGCACATAACTATATGCCTTCTCGTCAGCGTCAACAGTTCCGCTGTTATCGAAATCATACCAGTCAGCCATAGCAAGTAGTTCATTATACAAGTCGTTAAACTTCTTGTCGTAATATTCTATCTTTACTACATCTGATCCTTCGTTTTCGAATTGTGCTATCAGCGGTAACAAATATTCCTTGAATGTGTAATAAACACACATATCAGTGAATTGTTGCTGCCTGCCTAACTTATTGCCCGGGTCTATAAGACTTGGGTTTACATTAGGCAAACTGCTAAGGTTAACTATGTTGTTGCCAACATAATTATTATAAGCCTGCCACCATGTTGATGCTTTAATTTTTAACAGTATACGATTAGTGCTTTTCTCAAGCATGTCTTCCACAAACTCTGTTACATCTGCAAAGCCTGACTCTGCAGGTATGCGTAACTCATTTGCTTCTAACAAGCGTTGATCTTTTTGCACTACATCTGTGTATTCTGCGAAACTAATTGTGTTTCCTACACCATCTGTGACAAAACTCATTTTACCTCTCCTCTATTATATAATTGACTTATGATGCGTCTGGAAGTGAGTTACTTCTGTAGAATTCACAACCTGCTGCTTGACCGATAAGACCGGTTAAGATAGCACGGTTACCTACTACTGATAAGTCACCAATAGCCGCTTGTGTTACAGAGTTCAACTGGCTAGCAATTGAGTATTCTAACGAACTATCAATGATCGCTGCATACATACCACTTAGCATTGTAGGAGCGTTGTTGCTTCTTAATGCTGCCACTGCTTTAGCAATGTTAGTTAAGTTTGCTGCTGTTTGAGCACCGATTACTTTCTCTGATATTACACGAGCACCGAAGCCTGAGCGTAAAGCAACAAAGCCGTTACGAACAGTTCCTCTGAACTGGTGAAGATCTAAATCGTTATCATAAAACATAGTTACACTTGGCTCACGCTTTGCACCGTATGCCATTGCTTCTGGTGAGAATACAAAGTTAGTTGTAAAGTCACTGTTAGCACCTGCTACACCGTAGTCAGTTGCACTGAAGCCTGATTTCATTGCTGCAAATCCAGCGTCATCAGTTGCTGCTGCTAAACCTTGGCTTAGTCTTGTTAATACTGCTTGACGAACTGTTGCTAAACCACCATCTTCTAGTGCTTCTTCAGTTACATTAGTTCCAACTCCACGCTTCACCATTGAGATGTTTGCTGATGTTGGTTCAAAGTCAGATGTTCCGCCTGCTAAGATACTATTACCTTCGCCGACTGTGCCAGCGTCAGTTGCTGGGCCGTTTGTTAAAGGAACATTAATTTGGTTCCCGCTTGTTCCAGAAATATTAAACTGTGTCTGGATTAGTTGTGGATTTGGTAACAATACTGCATCATCATAAAATGGCTGAAGGTCTGATATGATATCACTGTAAAGTTGTTCCACCGTTACTTTAGTTGTCATTGGGTTTCTCCTTTATAGTTTGACAAATAGACAAGTTAACCTTGTCTTTGCTTTCGCATATTATCTAATTGTTTACTGACCATATTGTGACTTATGTCTGCTCGACTAGCATTTGAATACTGTCTCAAGTT